GGCTTTCAACCTTAATGGTTTTAACTTTAACCAGTCAGTAGTTGATGTCAACGGAAAGATAATTCCTACTTGGGCAGATGTATTAAACAGAGCCAACCTAGGATTTGAAGTAATGCACGAGCGTAACGCTCACAACTTCCCACTTGACTTAGCTTCAACTGAGTCAACACAAGTTGCACTATCAGCTCCACAAATTGGGTGAAAAATTTTTGTTTATATTTAACCTTAATCACTAACTTATTTATATGCTCTGGCGTTATCCGCCATTGGAATAGTATGAAAACACAAGATCCAGAAATTCTGAAACTTCAGAAACAGGTAGATAAATTACTAGAGGAATATAGACAAGAAGACATTCCTAAATACAAAGAACCAGAGGGTGAACCCTCATATTAATATGGCAGAAAACGTAAGACACTGGAAGTCTGAGTTTCAAGGTAGAAAGCAGAACAAACAAATTGCTAAAAACTACGAAACTAAAAAGACTACAAAAAAGAAAACTGAAGAATAACGCTACGTCCGTTCATCCCTTACGGGACGCATGACTCCTAAGCATGGAACGGGGCTTAGGTATATGGAGATGACACATGAAAGTTACTTTCGTATATCGTGGCGTTGCTTACACAAGAGTAATCGGTTAGGCGGTCAGGGAGGTTCAAGTCCTCCCTACTCAATTTGGCTTTTTGCCCTCCAAGGAGGATACCAATCAGCCGTCATGACGGTGGGATAGACCACAAATCATATGAGTCCAAGTAAGACTCACAACTTTTTACGCGTAAAGACGAACAAATATACCTTTAATTTTTAACTGAAAAATGGCTAATGCTAATCAAGTCGCCTTAGGTAGAAGTAATCTATCTACAGGTACTGGCTATGATGGAGCTAATGATAAGTACGCCCTGTACCTGAAGCTGTTCAGTGGAGAAATGTTCAAAGGCTTCCAACACGAGACTATCGCAAGAGACCTCGTAACTAAGAGAACCTTAAAGAACGGTAAATCTCTACAGTTCATCTACACAGGTCGTATGACAAGTGAGTTCCATACTCCAGGAACACCAATACTAGGTAATAGTGACAAGGCACCTCCAGTTGCTGAAAAGACCATCGTAATGGATGATCTACTAATCAGCTCTGCATTCGTGTATGACCTAGACGAGACACTCGCTCACTATGAATTGAGAGGAGAAATTTCCAAGAAGATTGGATATGCTCTCGCAGAAAAATATGACAGACTAATCTTCCGTGCTATTGCTAGAGGAGCTAGAGCTGCATCTCCAGTATCTGCAACAAACTTTGCAGAACCTGGCGGTACACAGATCAGAGTTGGTGATTCTACTGACGAATCAGACGCATATAATTCTACTGATCTTGTTAACGCTTTCTATGACGCTGCTGCTGCACTTGATGAAAAAGGTGTTAGTGGTCAGGGAAGAGTTGCTGTACTAAACCCACGTCAGTACTACAGTTTAATCCAAAACGTTAATAGTAATGCATTAATTAACCGTGACGTTCAAGGTACTGCTTTACAAAGCGGTAACGGAATCATTGAAATTGCAGGCATCAAAATCTACAAGTCAATGAACATCCCATTCCTTGGAAACTATGGTGTGAAGTATGGTGGATCAACAGGTGAATCTTCTCCTGGAAATCTTGGCGACTTTATCGCACAAACTGATAAGACAAAACCAGGCGGATTTGAAGATGCTTCTGACGCTCAGTCTGGAATAAACAATGACTATGGTACTGATACACAATTTGGTGCTAAGTCATGTGGACTTATCTTCCAAAAAGAAGCTGCTGGTGTTGTTGAAGCTATCGGACCACAGGTTCAGGTAACTAACGGCGACATCTCTGTAATCTACCAAGGTGATGTGATCTTAGGTCGCATGGCTATGGGTGCAGATTACCTAAACCCAGCTGCTGCTGTTGAATTGTACGTTGGAACTTCTGCTCCTTCTGCATTCTAATTTATACATTTATACGGGACCTTCGGGTCCCCTTTTTTTTATGACAACTCCCACAACAATTGACACCGATACAAACCTATCCGCAGTGAACTCAATACTGGGAGCTATCGGTCAAAGTCCAGTAACAGAAATCAATTATCAAAACCCTGAACTTGGATTTATATTTAATATTTTAACTGAGGTTAATAAAGACGTACAGAATGAAGGTTGGGTATTCAATGTTGAAAAACATGTACCAGCACCAATTAACAGTGCTAAACGTGTACCAATAGCCAATAACATTTTAAGGTACGACACACATGACGATTATAAATATAGGACTCAAGATCTTATAAGAAGAAAAGATCCTACAGATGGTCAGACATATTTATATAACACAGTAGATCATACATATGAATTTGAAGAACCATTTGAATTAGATGTAGTTTACTTCTGGGAATTTACAGATCTACCTTCAGTATTTCAACGCTACATAATTTCAAGAGCTTCAGTAAGAGCAGCTACTCAGTTAATAAATAACCCACAACTTGTACAACTACTTCAACAACAGGAAGCTTTGAACAGAGCTAGTTGTATGGAATACGAATGTACACAAGGTGATCACTCTTTCTTTGGTTTAGGTCATAACCAAAGCTATCAATCCTACGAACCTTTTAGAGCACTACAACGCTAATGACAAGTATCACACAAAAAATAAATTCGGTTAATGGTGGTATTTCTCAACAGCCTGACGAGTTAAAAATTCCTGGACAGGTTGTCTCAGCTAAAAATGTATTTCCTGATGTGACTCATGGATTACAAAAGCGTCCAGGAAGTCAATTAATTGGATCATTATCGAATAATGCAAATGCAAGTTTAAATTCACAAACAAATGGTAAGTGGTTTAGTTATTACCGAGATGAACAGGAACAGTACATAGGTCAGATCTACAGAAATGGGGAAGTCAAGATGTGGAGATGTTCCGAATTTACTGTTGGAGGTGTGACTTATCCAGCTGGAGAATCTATTACCGTAACTAATAACTTGCCAACGATGACTCCACTTGCATCATCTTTTACAAGAGATAATAATGGAGTTATAACAATACAAACGCTAACAGATACCAACACTGGATTACTACCAAATCATAATTTAGCTCCTGGAGAAGTTGTTAATATAACTGGCGCAACAAATATAGCTACTGGTGAATATAAGGTCATTGAAATAATAAATGACAGTACATTTAAAATTAAAGATAATACAACTAATTCAGCAATAAGCGTTGCTACATCAATCTATTTTCAAACAAATTTTTTAAGGTATTTAGAACATACAGACGATGATGATATACAAACTCTTACTCTTAATGACTTTACTTTTATAAACAATAGAACTAAGCCAACTGCAATGGCTCCAACTATTGAACCAGCCCAACCTCATCAAGCATTTGTTGAACTTAAACAAATTAAATATGCTAGTCAGTATGGTTTGGAATTGTATGATAGTACAACTGCTAATGTAGCTACAGTTTCTACAGCAACTAGATTAAGCATTAGCTACGATAAAAGCACGTCAGCAGATGATAGCACTGCTACAAATGATAATGGTACATTAAAGAGATATGACCTTGATACTGATGGGACGTGTAACAGTGTAGGTACTCAACTGTTTGCAGTTAGTGCTAGTTCTACTGGTACTTATAAAACCCTTTATACAGGTACAAGTATTAATTCAAATAATTTTAATGATCGTGGTAAAGATTTAATTTTTAGAATTACAACGACTGGTCAACCAACAACTAATGGAGGTTCAGAACCTTCTTATGTTTGTAGATATACTGTAAAAGTTGATTTGTTACATGGTGGATTTGGTTGGCAAAAAGGTGACAGAATCCATGTCAGGATGAGCAATGCTCACGCTGCGACAGACTACATTGTCAAAGTTGAAGAAGTTGCTATTTCGCAAATTCCTGCGAATAGATGTCCTAATAATGAACCTGTTAGACCTACACCTACACCATTTGATGGAGAGACTGCTATTACTGGAGACATGATTCTTGGTAAATTACGAGAAGGAATTACTGGATCTTCATCAGGTGTAAGTGGGAATGGTTTTGAAACAGAACAAATAGGTAATGGAATATATATCAAAGCTACAAGTGGTGGAGCATTTAATGTTTCAACACCTGTATCTGAATTACTTAATGTACTTACAAATGCTGTTCAAGATGTATCTGACTTACCTAAGCAATGTAAAGATGGTTATGTCGTATTAGTACGTAATAGTGCTAATGATGAAGATGATTACTATGTAAAATTTTTAGCTAATAATGGTTTAAGTGGTGAAGGTGTTTGGGAAGAATGTGCTAAACCTGGCAGAAAAATATCTTTTAATAAAGGCACTATGCCACTGCAATTAGTTAGAACAAGTTATACAGGATTTACTTTAAGTCAAGTTAATTATGAAGATTGTCCTGTAGGTGATGAGGCTACTGCACCTGAACCAAGTTTTATATCATCAAATTTAGGTAGTAGAACAATAAACAAGATGCTTTTCTTTAGAAATCGACTGGTATTTCTTAGTGATGAAAATGTAATCATGTCTCGTCCAGGAGACTTTTTTCATTTCTGGTCGAAGTCTGCAATAGCTGCATCAGCTGAAGATCCTATTGATTTATCTTGTAGTTCAGAATATCCAGCTACTGTATTTGATGGCATTCAAGTTAACACAGGATTAGTTTTATTTACTAGAAATCAACAATTTATGTTGACTACTGATAGTGATGTACTAAGCCCTTTAACTGCAAAAATAAATTCATTATCTACATATAACTTTAATGTTAGAACAAATCCTATATCACTTGGTACAACCATAGCTTTTCTGGATAACGCTGGTAAGTTTACCAGAATGTTTGAAATGGCTAGTGTACTTAGAGAAGGTGAGCCAGTAATATTGGAACAAAGTAAAGTTATAAGTAAACTATTTCCGAAAAATATAAATCTTATTGCTAATAGTAGAGAAAATTCTTTTATTGTATTTGCTGAAAAAAATGGAACAAGTCTGTATGGATTTAGATATTTTACTTCTGGTGAAAAACGAATAATGCAGGCTTGGATAACGTGGGAACTATCTGGAAATATACAACATTTATGTATGTTAGATGATGCTATTTATGCAGTTGTTAGATCTAACGGTGTAGATGTAATGCAAAAATTTAATCTTAAATTAAGTGGTGAATCTACAGAGTCAGTTACTGAAGGATATAACACGTATAAAGTTTATTTAGATAATATTAAACGAGTAACTACCACTGCTAACTCCTACTATGCAGCTACGAATATAACTGAACTAACTAGACCTAATGGTTTTACAAGTGATAAATTATTAGCTGTATATGATATAGATGCTGGAGATGAGATTGGTCAATACTTAGGAAAGAAACCAGACGGTACAAGTGCTGTTACTATTTCAAATGATGGGACTAAAGTATTAATTGAAGGTGATTGGTCTGGACAAACTTTTTTACTTGGTTATTTATATGACATGGAAGTTGAGTTTCCTAAGTTCTATGTAACCCAACAAGCTGGTGATAGATTTATATCTGATGTACAGAGTAACTTAATTGTACATAGAGTTAAGTTTAACTTTGGACCACTAGGAACATATCACACCACACTTAAACGAACAGGTAAGCCAGATTATAGTGAGACCTTTGAATCTACATTTGCTGATAGTTATGTAGAGGGAGAACTTGCTATAGCTGATGAACAAGAAGTTACACTTCCTGTATATGAGAGAAATAAAAACTATACATTAACACTTAAATCAAGTCATCCAACACCAGCCACACTTTTTTCATTGGCATGGGAAGGAGACTATACAAACGCATTTTATAAACGTGTCTAAATTTATTCACCCAGTCACGATGGAGGCTGCACTTACTGTAGCTTCCAATCTTTTACCAGATGACCGTAGAGAAGTTGAAGAGGGTCATGGACATGATCCTGTTGAAGTATTACCCAAATGCGCTGCTTATGGCGACAGTGTTTACTTCACAGTTCCCAACGGTGAATTAGCCGGAGTAGCAGGGGTACAGGAAGATGGCAGAATCTGGATGCTATGTACACCCGCTATTCATAAGTACCCACTAACTTTTGCTAGAGAAGCAAAA